ATATATCGAGATGTGATGACCGCACCAGACGCATCAACGCCTGTCAGAGTTGCTAGTTCACCGGTATCACAGCGGGGGGAGCGATTCCAACTGCTCTCGCGGCCGATACTGCTGAAGCGACCTTCGGACTTCAGGAATACGTTGCATCGTATGAACTGAACTGGTCGTTGATTCAGGATGCGAGAAGCGACAAGTTCGCCTTCCAGCAAGCGATCACGATGCTGGACGAGGGACTTCGGCGGCGGGTCATGCGGAACCTGAATTCAGATCTCATCGGATCTGGAAAGGGTGAACTAGCAACTCTGACAGGCGTTGATGCGTCTGGTGCGGTCATCACATCTCGATATATGCCTCGGTGCGAACTGGGGATGGTTGTTGATGTCATGGACGTTTCAGACGATGATACAGTCCTGGGTGATTCTCGAACAGTTGACGGAGTGGATTATGTAGCTCGAACCGTTGACCTTTCTGGCGCCCAGATTACCTCAGAGGCTGCTGGTGATATCCTTGTTATTCAGGACACCACTGACATCTCGCAGAATGCATTGGCACTCCATTCGAATGGTCTAGTAGGAATCGTCGATTCGGCGAATCCTGCTAGTGTTGTAGGTAACTATGGCGGCATTAACCGTTCGACCGCAGGAAATGAGTACTGGCAATCAGTCTTGCTTTCAAATTCCGGCACCAACCGCGCTTTCAACGAAGACCTCGGCCTTGAAGCCGAAGATGCGATGAGGGAACAAGGATCCGGGAGACTGAAGGTTTGGCTAACTAATCAGCGTGTCACACGGAGATACCATGAAGTACTAAGGGATGAGTCAATCGCATCCTTTGGTGCTGTCCAGGCAATCGGCGGCGGGGTTGGTCGTAAAGGTGGGGGCACGGCTCCCAAGGAAGACGGCCGAACCGTTTATGAGTTTTCTGGAATCCCGTGGCATGTTGATCCGTACTTTGAGAACAACACTATCATCGGTCTTGACACCGATCACTTCTTCCTAGGCGTGGGTGAGAATGATGTCCCGCGGCCGATCTCGGAGATCTTCCCAGGTCAGCCAACGTTCCGTCAAACCACCAACGCCACGTGGGAGATTGTTTGGTATTATCAGATGGAGCTTCTGTCTGATAACCCGGCAGCGGGTGTGAAGATCACAGACGTGGCGGAGGCATAATGGGAATCTTTAGAGCATTACCTCCAGCAGCGGCTGATAACAACCCAAACGATGCTGCCCCTGGGCGGCATGGTGTGTATGGTGATGAGTATGTGATTCCTGTCGGAGCGGGTTTTCTCTCCGCTGCCGATGAGGGTTCATACTTCGTCGCCACCAACCCAACTGTTGGAACAGGCATAGCAGGTCATGCTGCTCCTGTTGTAGCTGACGCTGATACTAAGCCACTCATTCATCTGTTTAATGGGGGAACGAAGAATATCGCCTTAGATTTCTTCGAGGTCTCCGTGACAGCGGCTGGAACAGCAGGCACACTCAGCTACGCGGTTGTGTACACCGACAATGATGGCGCAACATCCAGATCATCGGGTGGAACCGCCATCACAGCGATTGTAAACACCAACAGTGCATCACCCGTCACAACCGGCGCAACGGTCTTCTTTGGACCTGTCGTGTCGGCGGGAACGTCTCCTCGCAAGCTTGGATCACAGCTCATGAGAGAAGTGATTCCGGTTGTGCAGGACTCGGTGAGGCTTAATTTCGGTCCATCAGGCGCGGGTGCTCACTCGCCCCTGACAACCGCCGGAACAGCCACGAATCACATTGAGCTTAACTTTCCTCCTGTGGTCGTTGCTCCAGGCGGGAATGTTGGGGTCGTGTTCATTCGTGCGTCGCAGTCAGCGGCGTCATCGTATACGTTCAATCTCGGCTACGTCGAGCGTTAATTCAGTGATCATGGGGAGGGGGATTCTAGTTATCCCTCCCCTTTGATCTTTCCCCTTCTCTAGCGGGTTAGAATAGCTGGAGATCTATCAAAATGGCATTCCTTATCAAAAATCAACCAGTTTCACAGCGTTTGAACCTCCCGATGCTGAGGGTTTGGCATCATGAGACCTTCGACACCGCCACATTGCCTGCGACAGCAGCCGCGACCATCTTCAATGTGAATGATGGAAATGTCATGATCCATCTCCTCTATGGAGAGATCGTGGCGGTTGGAACCACGGGCGCGAATAACCTCAAGATCAACAACAAAGTTGACACAGGGACAGTCCTCATCGTCGCTTCGAACCTCGACGTGGATGGATTCGACTCAGGATCCCTCCTCCTCGTTGAGGGCGATGGTACCGCTATCATCGGTGGTGATGGAACACAGCCTGTGTTCATTGCTGGAACTCCTGTGCCTTGGATCTGCAAGCCTGGGGTCATCGAGCATGAAACTTCAGCGACCAAAACAGCGACGATTCAGTGGGACATCTATTGGGAGCCACTGGACGCTGAAGGTACAGTGACAAAGGCGTAAATTATGCCTGGATCTTCATCTATCAAGCAGGTATTCGTTCCCGCTAGCAGCGGGGTTACAGATATTCAAGCATCTGCCGAGGGAGGGAATATAAAGTTCGACTCCAACACCAATGATCTTCTGAAGTACCGGAAGTCTGATGGTACGGTTCAGCAGGTTGTCTCATCACAGGATCAGGTCGCTGCGGGGAAAATCGACTTCCCTGACCTGGGTGGTGTCGCGCATGGCGTGGTCATGGCATCGACCATCAAGTTTCTGTTCTCAAACGGTCACAGCACCGCAGCGGGAGTGGAAACTGGAACCGTCGAAATAGCGGCTGGAGGGGTTATTCTGGACATCCAAGTTGTTTCAGTCGTGACTTGGGACTCGGGAACCTCAGCAATCCTCGACGTTGGCGATGACAACGACACTGACGGGTGGTTTTCGCAGATCAACCTTCTCGATGGTAACGAGATGGAAGTTGGGGATGTTCTCTCAGCCGCAGCGTCTGGTGACGGGACGAACGCTCCTGGAAAATGGGGCGGGGTCCTTGGTGCCTACTTGGTCGAATCAACAGGCCGCATGGGTCGTGTGACAGCTGGGATCGACTCTGGAAACTATCAAGGAGCCGCCACTGAGGTCGAAGGGGTCTTGACAACTGTCGGGACAGTTCCTTCTACAGGCGAAAGTTACATGACTGTCTTTTGGACCGTCCCGACTGAACTGGCAGCAACCTACGTAGCTACCTAATATGAACACCCAAGCCTTCCACATGGTGCTGGAGTCTTTTCAGATCGAGTTCGTTCGAGCAGCAGTGTCGGCTACAGCGCACGCTGTTGTGTTTAGCCTTGTCGCTGTCGCGTGGACCCTCGTGTATCGTGCGTTTTATGGCAAGAGCAAATAACTGAATAGCTGAGGGGTGATTCTCCCCCTCGAAGGAGCTAACATGGATACTTTCGATCCAGTCTTGTTTTCGGAAGCAGAGAACCAGTTTCTATTGGAGAATGTGGGAACGAGTCCTGCGGTGGCGCTCAATCAAGGAGTTCCGCCTAGTGTTAACCCCCGCGCTGTGAGACCAGTGCTACAAGAAATCGCTGATCGTATGGCGATCGAGGAAACTCAGCAAGTCCCGTGGGTGGGCGTGGAGGCTATCAAGGCCGCTATTGCAGTCTACATCAGACAAGATGCTGAGTGGGCTCAAGCGCACGAGCGATCGAACGGGCGAGTCCCACGACTTCCTTCTATGTATGTGAAGGATCAAAAAGGCCGGTATCATAGGGCTGGTCCTGGTTCAGACTCTGATCGGGCTCGAACGTGGCTTGATAAGGAAGGCGAACGACACCGATTCGCGGTTGACTTTGATGGCTTCATGGATGTGTTCGAGGAAGATCTCGAAGCCATCGTCGAGGCTCCAAAGGCCCTCATTCATAACGAGAGAAAGTATAGATGGGAGTGCCCAATTAAAGGCTGTCACCACACGGAGAGTTACAAAGCCACCTCTCGGTCAAGCCAGAATGCCGCGAAAGCTAGGATGGCAAGGCATCTCAAAAAGCCTGGATCAGAGATTGACATTCATCGGGAGCTTTATACCTTGGAGTTTGGTAATTAATGTCGGCCAAGGGATTCGGGCGATCAGAGACATTCACTCAACCGATCGCGAGGCCACCTAAATTAGGCCCTGAAACTCACTCTTGGTACTTTCATCCATTCAGGCCTGACATTAAGTTCGGGCCTGTTTCGTTTCGGCGCAAGCTTCATCAGATCGCAGAAGGGTTGGAAGTGACATGGAATCCAATCAAGGAGCGCTGGGTGATTTGGAAGCGGGACCCGAAGATTAATCATCCAATTTGCCAAGGGTGGAAATTGATCACTACCGTTGAAGCCGCTGATGGTTCCTACATGCCCCTCGACGAGAGGATTCTCGCGCTCCTATTCGAGCGGTCAGCTAAGAAGCATGGGAATCTGTGGGAATATTGGTTGAGAGTAGAGCAAGAGATGGCAAGAGACGAAGAGCTTCGAGCGAAAGCTTATAATCAAGACACAATCGACCGCTCGATGCCATCATTCGATCATTCTCAAATCTCTGTCTCGATGTTTGGTCCAAGCAACGGGTCGAAGTTCTCTACGTATCACGCATAATGGCTCAGACCGCACTTCGAAAGCCAAAGGATGTCGCGGCTGAGTTAGGCTTCGAGGGTGGAGGGAAGATTCAGGACTTCTTAGAGTTCTTGTTCCCACCGGATGAAGTCCCGATGGCTGCGGGAACCACCATCGGCCCGAAAGCAATTCCTCTCTTTCAATCTAGTAAGTTTGGAAGGAAGGCGCTAAAGGAAGTCTTAGATGACATTGACAATGTCACCGCAGAAGGCCCTAACACCCTTGAAGGCTTGATCAATATGACCAACATCAAGAAAAATCCTGTGTTCAGGGCAAGAACTGCTTCCCAAGACAGCCTTCCGCACAGGCTTTTCGCTAACCAGGAGTTAATAGACGATGCTCCTGATGTTTTGATAGATGATTTGATTAGCCTCGTTTCTAGGCTTTTCACAAGTCCAAGAGAATGACTGGGCAGAACATCCTCGATAGGATGGAACTTTCTAATTTCGAACTCCAACTCCAAGCAGGGGAAGCTGATGTCGCGAGAGGCCTCACAGCTTTGAATGTCTCCCAAGATATGTTCGAGGCTGCGGCGGCGAAGCGAAAGGGAATCCTCGGGTCGGACATAACAACCGTCACGACGACCCTTAATACCGAGTCCACTGCCTACCCAGCAGGGCTACTTAGGATCGACCGGCTCCACTTCATCGACGCCACCACCTCTCGACCATCGAGGGAGCTTTATAATCTCCAACGAACCGGAGGGCACGCCACGACCTCGTTCTGGCCAGCGTTTCTAATCTCCACAACCACCACCGGACAACCCTCTGCGTATTGGACTGATGGCTCAAACATCTACTGGCAACCCCTTCCAGATGGAACCCACACCATTAGAGTGTATGGTTTCTCCGTTGCAAGTGACATCACCGCAGCAGGAACCTTCGCATACCCGGACATCGTTTCGCTCCCGCTGGCCTTCTTCGCTGTGCGGTTGATGAAGAGCGGCATTGACGATGATGCGTCGGATCTGCAAACGCTTGCAACGGAGTCTTTCGAAGAAGTCCTCAACACCCTCGCGAGTTTCGACCGGGATCGAGCGAAGGGATTTGAGTACACACAAGTTCATAGAGCATAAACGATGGCTCTTGGTGCTTTCTTCACGACGGCTAACATTACAACCAACAGGGACACTGTGTTAGCAGCCGCTCCGGGATTAAAGGAAAAAATCTATATATTGTGGATGTCAGTGATTGTGAAGATTGCTGGGACATCCTCAAGGCTCAATATTGAAGATGGCGCTGGCGGGGCATCGATTGCTAGGATGTCCACGATTTCAGCAGATTCTGAACTCTTCAGGAACTACACCACCGGGGACCAGGGTGTTCCCGGACGACCTTTGACTGAAAACACTGCTCTCAACTTCGAAACAACTGGCTCCGGTCCGGCGAACATTGATGTAGAGGTAGCGTATCTAGTGAAAGGTGGATGAGATGAAAAAAGCTTGGTTTTCGCAAGTTGCTAGGATGGTCGAACAGGAAGCTATAAAGCCGACTTTCCCTGGAGATGGTTCAACAACACTTCCTACTTTAGAGAGACTCGCGGATAAGCTTTTAGGGGAGTGCCACAATGGAAACGAGTTCGGATCCGACGAGTGCCCAGCGTGCAGAGCGTATCGAACTGAAGAAGCTGAGAGGATTGTTGATGGACTTGAGTTTGAGAGAGACCGCTTGAAGGTCCAAAATGAAGCTCTGTTGGGGAGCGAAAAGGGCCTCCAAGATAGAGTCAAGACCATCGTGGAGCAAAACGAGCATCTCCAGCGTGAGTATGGGAAAGAACAGGCGCTGAAATTAGAAGCCCTCAGGAATGTCGATATCGCTTCGAAGAGAGCAAAAAGATTAGCCGCCGACACAGCCGCGTCTCTTTCTCAAGCTAAGGATACTCGGGAGGAGCTAGACAAGGCTTACGAGGGATTGGAAAAGTCGTCCCTTAAAGCAGCGGCTGTTGAAGAAATGATCGAACGATGGGCGTCAATGTAACAAGTTTAAAGACTGATGCTGGAGCTTCGTGTCATAATGAATTCGACAGGTCGGTTCGAGTCACACTCGTTGCGGACACTGCTGGAATCGATGGGACGGAGTATGTAGAAGACGCTCCAGCAGCGACAGATCCTAAAGGCCCAGGCCTCAACTTAGTCCGAGACGATGTCCTCAGCCCTCAAACCAACGCTGATGGGGATAATGTCGCAGCCAGAGGAACTAACAAAGGAGAGGTTTATGTCAAGCATGTTGATGACATTAATATCGCTACTCCGACCCCCAACAAGCCGGTTGCTTTAATAAAGACCTCGACAGGGATTGAAGACATCATCGAGAAGCCTGGAGTGGGTTTAAGCCTCCATGTGACTCTCTTCACACTCTCGAATACCTCCAGCACTGCTACTAGGGCGGATATAAGTGATGGAGCGGACGTTCTCTTCTCCTTCATGCTCGCAGCCGATGGTGGTGGAGCAGTTGTTCCCTTTGACCTCCCTTGGAAGCTAACACCTAACACTGCACTTCGTGCCACTCTAGGGACGAGCGTGACAGATGTTAGGATCACTGCTCAGGCATTCACAGCAGCATAAGAAGACCCAATGAGTATCCGATGGGGGATCTGCCCGATGCGGAGAGAACCGAAGCTGATGGGGCATACGCGGAATGTCTCGCTTCTTTCAGAGATGGAAGACGTAGGCCGAAGTCGCAGCACGGCGTTCAATGAGGTCGTCATTCCTCGGTTCGGATTCTCTCTCGCGGTAGCGGACGGGTTGCCAGGACAACGCAATGATCGCTGTGTCTACTTTGCCCGTGGGGAGGACTTTTCAGAACTAGACGCTGATCCTAGATTTGTGGATCTCGTCGGCACGATCACTGATGGGGATGATCACCTCGGTCAGATGCCCTCTAACGCTGAAGCGGCTGACCTGCGTCGCAAGTTGCGACAAGTGGGGGCTGACGAGAGTGGACTCGACACGACCGTTCCACGCTGGAAGTTCATCGAACGTACCGGAAAAGTCTTCTCGCCATCGTTCACGCCGATAGGGACGTTTGTGGGACCGAGCGTTCCGTCAGTGTCTCGACTGGCGGGAGAAGGGGGATTTCTTCGTTGGCCGAGTGGGAATCGACGAGTGATTGTGAGGGACTCCTTCGGCACACGCTCTCGACGCTTACGATATCTACGTCGGTTTGGCTCGGCGGCACTCCTGCTCACCCTCGTCCAGGACTTCCCGTGGTTGTCGTTGGGGATGGCGCAAGCGGTGATTGTCAACGACACATTTACGGAAGCATCGGACACCAACCTGGCTATTCACACACCAGACACCGGAGATGGCTGGACGGAGGTGGAGAATACGGGAACAGGCCGATCCAGGGTCTTTGAGGCCACAGATGAGACACATCCCTCTGTTGATAGTATTAACAGTAGACAAATCTATACCGCGCAACCAGATGCAAGCACGGCAGAGGTCGATGTCATTGCAAAGTACATCAGCCAAGGTGCCACATCTGGCTCAAGCTCCGGCATCTTTGCACGCTGGGCGGATACGTCAAATAGCTACTTTATAGCCATTAAAGATACGTCGCTCAACCCTGATGATTTCATTGTCAAAGAAGTAGCCGACGTGATCACGGACCTTACCTCGGGCAATAATGGCGACGGGGCTGGTACGGTCTTTAAGTTCGAGGTTCGCGATGCCACCAAGAAATTGTTTGCCGGAGGGACTGAACGCCTTTCTACAACGGACAACGCCCTCACCGCCGCAGGCAATTCTGGTATATGGCACGGGAACTGGCGGGTAGCCAATGGCGACACCAGAGCCCTCGAAGTGTGGGACGACTTCAGCGTGGAGGAAATTTCGGCAGCGGTCGCGTTAATTGAACGCCCGTTGATCCACTCATTCGCACGCATTCGAGCAGCTACATACTAAAGAGGACACGATGGCACTATACAAAATCTACAATGGACCGGCGCCCACTACGGCGGTACAACTCGCCGTCACGACCGGCACCGCGATCGAGACTGGGCTCCAGGTGAAAGGGGTCACGGCGCTCACGATGAAGGTCAAGGCGTGGGGAGTCTCAATGGATGGCTCGGCAGCGGCAGCAGGCGTCCAATATGAGTTGCTCGAAACCGGAACAGTGTTCGCTACGGTGACGGCGCATGTGGCTGCGGGGTGTGTGGCGTGGGATGCTCAAGCATTAGACACGGTCTCTACGACCTACTTTGATGTTGGCACCGCGGCGACTGGGTTCACCTCTTCTGCGGAGGGCACCATCACTGAATCCCGTGTGTTCGACTCTCAGTTCGTGCAGCCGACAGGAGAGCGGGCGTGGGAGTTTTCCCTCGGCAACGAGCCGGTCGTGGCGGCGGTGAGTTCTCTGAGGATACGACAGAAAGCCGCAGCTGCAGTCAACGCTGTGTGTTGGGTACTCATTGAGGTGTGATGGCTAGACTCGCTCGTGCGATACCACAACGGCAGATCATCACGAAGGAAGCAGTACTCCCGATCCCTCCAGCTCCGACGGGTCCTCTTCCTGGATCTCTCCTCTTAGTCGGTGTTGGGCGATCGTTGATACCAACTTTACTTGGAATTGAAAAATGGCTACAGTTTCTGTCCTCAACACAGACGTTCAGCTCTCAGCCTCAGAGCTGATTGATGCTGACGACGCGCAGACGGTCACGGGTCTGAAGACCTTCGATAGAGACCCGAATGCTCCATTCGCGGTGACGAGCAGCTCAGCAGTCGTTCCGAACCTCGATGCAGATAAGCTTGATGGAATCGAAGCAGCCTCTTTCCTTCGAAGTGATGCTGCTGACATCAAGAACACAGGAGATCTGACCTTCAACGACAACATCAAAGCCACCTTCGGGACCGGTGGAGATGCGGATCAGTACTACGATGGAACCAACCTCATTATAGAGCCACAAGTCGTTGGCTCGGGCAACCTTGTCATCAATGATGCGTGCATGGTCCTCATCAACGATACCACCAACGCCAATATGACCGTCGGACTAACGATCAACCAGACGACGAGCGACAACCAGGCCTTCTGTCTGAAGTCTGGCACTGATGTAAACACAGGGCTAACGACGATTGTAAAGGGAGGCGATGTTGAAATAGATGATTACTTCACCATGTCGAAGGTGAATAGCTTGACGGGTGGCGTTTATATGCAGGCACTCGGCGAGTCAACGTCAACTTCTCCGTTTATTTTAGAGTCCTGGGGCGGAGCACCAGCGACAACAGAGACTACGGCGTCATTAGGCGCTATGGTCTTCTTCGTGGGTCAGCACGATAATGCCAATGCAGACGCAGATATGGCAGCGGGTAGTAATGCCTTCACGTGGGGAGAGATCGATGCCAGCAATAACCGCCTCACCCGGATGCTCCTCAAGGCCGACGATGGTGAGCTGCACCTCGGGAATTCCACGCTCGTCCAGTTCGATGACCTCGACGACGTGAGCCTTGTTCGGGCGATGCAATTCGAGTCATCTCAGGGTGCAGGAATGCGACCCAAGCCGTGGGATACTGCCGACTATGGCATTCCGCCCTTCAGCCACGAGAAGCTGATGGAAATCGGCGTGCTTGGTCCGAAGGACGAAGACGGTGAATGTCTCTTTGCGGTGCAGCCCAGATTCGCCATGAACGAAGGCGCAATCTGGCAGCTTCATCTTCATCAACTAGAAACACAACGGCGGTGTGAGGTGCTCGAAGCGAAGATCAATTTGCTGGAGGCATAATGGAAGAGATCAGCATCGAGAAAGAGAAGCTCATCGCATCCATCGCGAAAGAAGAAGCCCGACTCCAGAACGCCCTCGCGGTAGCGAATCAAGCTCAAGGAGCCGTTGGGGCTCTCAAGGCGATCCTCAATGGCCCACCTGAGGAAAGTCAGTAAGGTCATGGGGGAGTTTAAAAGGGGCTCCCTCAAGTCGAGTTCAGGGCAGAAAGTCACATCCAAAGATCAAGCTATCGCGATTGCCTTGAGCGAAGAGCGAAGAGCGAAGAAGAAGCACAAGAAGACAAGGCGACGACGTGCCAGTTGATCTCACAGTTCAAGTCTTCAACGCCTATTTAGGGACCCAAGAAGGGGTTCATTCAGTCATCCTCCCCGACATCTTCAGCTCGGGGGGGTCGAAGAATGTCTTCATCGACAAATACGCTCGGGTTGTGAGGATCAATGGCTACACGAAGCAGAACTCCTCAGCGGTCACAACAGACACTGGCGGGACGGCGACTAAGGTCGTGGGCTTGATCCCTTATCGCTCCACCTCTGGGGGATCGATTACGAGGGAACTCGTTGGAATCTTCGACGACGCCACCGATGAGTGGGAGATTCACCTCTCCACCGACAACGGAGCCACCTGGACCTTTAAGATCGATGAAGGTTCTACTGTCGTTGGCCAGATCCCCGATTGGGCTCAATTTGGAGACAACTTATTTATCACCAACGGAAAAGTGGCCGCGAGGATCTATGATGGTTCCACATTTGGCACCGTGGCCCTCACGCAATCACCTCAAGTCACCGCGGTCATCAACACCGCTACGGGGAATCTGACAGGGAATTATACCTACAAACTCCTCTCCACAATCGTTGGTGTGAGGCAACAAGGCGCTCTCGCTTCGACCTCGAAGCTCGCGGTTAATGAACAAATGGACCTCACCTGGACCGCCGATGCAGACACAAACGTCGACGGCTACGAGATCTACCGAACGAGTGGGACAGGGACGGTTTATTTCTACCTCACCACCATCGATGGCAGGGCGACAACAGCATTTACAGACAACCTTTCCGACCTAACCCTACTCGAACGCCGCATTATGGAGGAACACGGGGATGCTCCGCCTGTTTCGTATTTCTGTGAGCCCCATAAGCAACGAATGTGGTGGCTGAGGACCGACACGAATCCTACTCGGGGCTTCTGGAGCGATGCTGGGCTCCCGAGGAGTGTGTACCCTGAGAACTTTCTCAACTTCTCCGACAGCGAGACAGTAGGAGACACCATCACGGGAGCGATTGGGAACTACGAAGGTCTCTTGGTGGTGTTTACCGAGAAAGCTGTATGGACTGTCTCAGGAACAGGAACAGTGATTGGAGATATCGTTGATTTCACCAAGATCAGAACCAACGCTGGAACCGGGGCGGTGAGTGGGAGGACCGTGGTGAGAATCCCAGCAGGAGCAATCTACACGGACCCCAAGGGGGAATATCAAACCACAGCGGTTAGCTCCCTCGCGTATCTGACTCCTCTCGGTGATATAAGACTGTTTGATGGGGACAATGACATCATCATATCTCATCCTATTAGAGAAACTGTAAAGGCCCTGAGTTTTGCGAACAAGGAGAAATCCCACGCGATCATAGACTCCGCGAATGATCAAGCGATCTGGATCTTCCCAAAGGACTCCGCAGGGGAGCCCGACACCGCGGTTGTGTGGAACTACCGATTTGGTGTGTTTTATCCATGGGAGACGATGCCGTTCAGCTCATCGGTTGAGCTGGACACCTCAACTGATGCTGCCACGATGCTGGTGGGAGAATCCCTCACCTCGAAGGGGGGGTTTGTGTATGAGTTATTTAAGGGAAACTCGTTCGATGGCTCAAACATCGATTCTCAATGGATGACGAAGACCCTTTATGGAGTGAACGAAGAAGGCCAACCTGCCCTCTCGAATCGAAAGCGGTGGAGATGGCTTGATGTACTCTTCAGAGTGGACCAAGACATCAATGTCACTGTCGAGTGGCTGACAGGGGCATCTCCCGACACGGGAGCAGCAGTTGGCTCAACCACCATCACCCCCAACGCAGCCTCGATTCTCTCCGTGGATGGCTCAACGATCATCTCGAATGATGGCTCGACGCTGCTAGTGGCACTCGCGTCGGCTCAAGAGAAAGCCTTCCTGAGGGATGGAAATAATGATTTCCTCCACGATGAAGGGATTCGACTGAGAATCGGCTCCGACAACACTTCAGGACCGTGGGCTCTAGAAGCCATGCAACTCGCCTACCAGATGTTACCAGGGCTCAAGCGTAGGGATCAATAGTGGCTTTTAATCTCACGATCGAGAGCCCGAACTTTCAGAAGATCCGAAGTGAGGCTGGGCATCACACGTCAGAGGCCATTTCTCTCCTCTATGGGGCATTGAACGACACTCGGTCAACTCTCCGATCCTCCTTCAGGAGAACGAAGGAGAGAATGGAGCCACTCGTGCTTCATGTGGTGGCAGCAGCTTCTGTGGATAATTTGGATCTCCAAGGAGCTTCGATTGTGAGCTTTGAGGGGGCCGATGCTCAGGACTTCACCGGGATGGTCGCGCCGGAGACAGGTGAAACGAGAGTTGTCATAGTTCACGTCAACGGCGCTGGGACCATCACGGCGAAGGACAACGCGACATCGGCAGTAGCGAATCAACTCACGATGGATGGTGGGGCCGACCAGGCTCTCGCCACAGACGACGGAACGATCTTTGTGTATCTTAAGACTAGTTGGAGACAGGTGGCAGTATAATGGGACTTCTCAGTTTACTCGGAAAGATCGGAGCGGGTGCAGCGGCACCCTTCGTGGGTGGAGCAACCCTGCCGCTGATAGGCCTCGGTGGGTTAGGCGGGGCGCTCAGTGGTTTTGGTCCAGGTGGCCCCGGTGGTCCAGGTGTTGGGACAGGTGATGGTGGAGGATTCTTAGGAGGCCTTGGAGGCATCCTCGGGAAGATCTTCAACCAAGACAGCGGCCTTGATCCAACAACCCTCCTCTTAGCAGCCCTCGCAGCAATGGGTGGTGGCCAGGATCAACAGACGAACCTCCTCGATCTCCTCACGGCTGGTGACATCTCTCCAGATGCCCAGAGGCTTGTGAATCCTGTTAACGTCCTCGCTGAGAAGAATCGATCCCTCCAACTCCTTGGGAGTCAACTGGCGAACCAAGATCCAGCTTCTCTGAGTGCAGGGTCTATCTTCCAGACTGCTGATCCTATCAACATCCCTGGCGTTCCATTCCAATTCGGTGGCGGGCTCGCGAGGGATCCCGCAATAGCTGATCCGAGCATCCTCGAAGCGCAAGATCGAGGAGTTGATCTCTCAAACATCTTCCCCCTTGGGAATATTCTGACCCAAGAACAACAAGATCCATCTCTAACGCCAAGAACACCCACACGGCGGAGATCACCAAATGGCGCATCTTAGAAAACCTACCTCAACAGAGTTACTAGGATCCACTGAAGATCCCCTTGCTGCGTTTTCTTCCTTCGACCCTGACGTCGGAGATGAAGTGGATCCAATAGATGTAGGTGGGGGTGGTGGTCCCCCTCCTCCGCCGCCGATTCTTCCAGGTTTTGCTACAACGACCGTTGGAGGATTCCGAGGTGGGGCAAGAGATCCTAGATTTGCTGACGAAGCCCTCGGGAATCAGGTTCTTACTCTCGTCAATAAATTCTTCCAGAAAGCTGCAGCCGATCCAGGTGGAAGTGCCTTTGATTTCCTCTCCGGCACGAGATTCGGAGCGGAAGACCTTGGGTCTAGAACCAGGGTAGATCTTCCGTTTCTAAATAAACTTCTAGATTTCGGCATACCGGGAGGAGGGGATCTTATCAAGAGATTCCTTGCTCAGACAGCGATTCCGCCAGAGGATCCTCCAAAACCCTTGGCACCAGCGAAACCTTTCGATCCGAGTCTCCCCGGCGCAGGAGGGCCTACAGGTCGGCCTCCGGGTGGAGGGGGACCTCCCAGTGGCGATGGAACCAGCGGCGGTGCTGGAAGTAGCCTCCACGATATAGCGCAAGCTACATCCGCGCTCGGCGTTGATCCCTTGGCTAACACTCCTCCAGATCTCTTCAATCAGATCACTGGGTTCGACAGAGCCTTCGACCCCAGCAAGATTGCTGAGGCCCTCTTTGGCATCATCGGTGAGGGAGGAAGATTCAACACTGACATCCTCAATCGTCGAACCGAACTCGCAAGGGAGGGTCTTGAGCGCCAGAGGAAATCGAGGGAGGCCTCGAATCGAGCAGCCCTAGCATCACGAGGTATCCTTGGCGAAGGAGGGGCTTCAGGACCTGAGTTAACAGCCACTCGAAGGCTCGAAGGTGACATCGCGGATCGTTTCACGAATGCCTTCTCAGGGATCTTCGCGGATGAGTCTCGCAACGCAGACCTGAGGCTCATACAAGCGTTGAGTCAGACAGGGCAGTTAACATCAGATGAATCAAGGCAAGCGATTGATTCATTCAGGGCCTTCCAGAACGCTCAGCTTGGACTCGGCCAACTTGATTTGGGCCAGAAGGACATTGACCTTAGAGAGCTGCTCGGAACTGGCAGACTCGACCTCGATCGAGACCTTGGATTCGGCTCACTCGATCTCCAGAGAACATTGGGGCTAGGGAATCTGGCCCTCGGCAATCTCGCACAATCAAACGCATTCAACCTCGGCTCAGCAAATTTCGGTCTCGATAGGGATAGATTCTTAGCTGGGCAGGGCAACATCGATCAGGACAGGATCATACAAATCCTCCGAGATTTTGGACTAATCTAATGGCACAACTAAGAAAAGCAGTAGTAAATCTAAACAATCCAGACGAGCAAGCAGCTCGTGCTTCTGAAGGCCCTCGGCTCAGGCAGAAAGTCTCAGGGACAATCCTTGGCGATGGCCAAGAGGATGCCCTGAGGGCCGATCGTCATGCAGCGCGAGAAGCTACTCGGGTTGCTGGAGCAGCTCAGGCAACTCCAACCCAAGGACAAACTCCTGATCCTGCAGAGGCATCAGCACAAACTCTAGCAACCCCACCAGCATCGCCTCAAGTCTCGGATCCGCTGGAGGGTCCATCCATTGAGGAGTTGATCTCCCCAGCATCTCCAACCCTCACGGGAGGACTTGGTTCTTCAACAAGGCTCCGGAGTGCAGGAGGAGGACTTGGGTCGCTTGGCGGGCTCCAAGGAGGGGGATTTGGGCAGGGCTTCGCTCCTGTCCCTGGTGAGGCCTCGGAGGATATCTCTACCTTGATCCAGGAGTTGCTCTCGGGCACTGACAGATTCAGGTTCCGTTAAGATGGCGTTTAACTTCCAACAATTCTTCTCGGAACTCCTGAAGTCTTGAATCGCGGCCCAATCTCAGCGGCGTGGGCAGAGGCTTATTGGTGAGAGAGAAATTGCCTCCGACAGGAGAGACGCTC